CAGCCCGTATCTTGCCAAGCGCGAGACTCACCGCCGCCTGTATATCGTAATTGCCGGCGACCGCGGCCTGGCTGGCGGCTACAACGCCAACATCCTTAAAGCGGTGGAGGCAGATGCCGCCAATGCCCCGGAGCAGGGTTATTGCGTATTGCCCATCGGTAAAAAGGCGGTCGAATATTTCGAGCGCCATAATGCCTCGATCTTAACCACCTCGTTTGCGGTGGCGGGAGACATTTCTGTCAGCGATTGCTTCGAGATCTCGCGCCTTGTCTGCCAGAAATTCTTGTCAGGGGAGTTTGATGAGATTCGCATCGCGTTCACCCAGTTTGTCTCCATGCTGACCCAGACAGCTTCCATCCTGCCGGTCCTGCCTTTCGATGCACCGCGCCCCAAGCCGGGGCAGGAGCGTGAAAGCCTGATGCTCTATGAGCCGGACAGCACTGCTGTGTTTGACGCCATCATCCCGGAATATCTGGCCGGTGTCGTCTACGGTGCCTTGTGCGAGAGTGTTGCCAGTGAGCAGGGTGCCCGCCGTACCTCGATGGATGCCGCCACCAAGAATGCCGGTGAGATGATCGAACATCTGAACCTGTACTATAACCGCGCCCGCCAGGCTGCCATTACCCAGGAGATCACCGAGATCGTAGCCGGTGCCGACGCAGAATCTTAAAAAACCCACAAAGGAGTGTGTGCTATGCCAGAAAAACACATCGGAAAGGTGGTGCAGATCACCGGCCCGGTCCTGGACATCCGCTTCAAGGACGGCGAGTTGCCCGCCCTGCTGAATGCGGTAGAACTTGACAATCACGGCAAAAAGCTAGTCGTCGAAGTGGCGCAGCATATCGGTGATAACGTAGCCCGCTGCATCGCCATGGCCGCCACGGACGGCCTGGTTCGCGGTGTCGACGCCGTCGACACCGGCGGCCCCATCAACGTACCGGTAGGCGATGCTTGCCTGGGCCGCGTGTTCAATCTGCTGGGTGAGCCTGTCGATGAGCAGCCCGCGCCCGAAAACGTAGAGCATTGGCCTATCCACCGCGCCGCCCCCGCCTTTGACGAACAGGAATCCTCCACCGAGATTCTGGAGACCGGCATCAAGGTCGTTGACCTGATCTGCCCCTATGCCAAGGGTGGCAAGATCGGTCTGTTCGGCGGTGCCGGTGTCGGCAAAACTGTTCTGATCCAGGAGTTGATCTACAACATTGCTACTGCCCACAACGGTTACTCTGTCTTTACCGGCGTTGGTGAGCGTACCCGTGAGGGCAACGACCTGTACGGTGAAATGCGCGAGAGCGGCGTTCTAGGCAAAACGGCGCTGGTCTACGGCCAGATGAACGAGCCGCCAGGAGCCCGTATGCGTGTAGCCCTGTCAGGCCTGACGATGGCGGAGTATTTCCGTGACGTCAAGCATCAGGACGTGCTGCTCTTCATTGATAACATCTTCCGTTTCACCCAGGCCGGTTCTGAGGTTTCGGCTCTGCTGGGCCGTATGCCCTCCGCCGTCGGCTACCAGCCTACGCTGGCCACCGAGATGGGCGCTTTACAGGAGCGTATCACTTCCACCCGCAAGGGTTCTATCACCTCCGTACAGGCTGTCTATGTGCCCGCAGACGACCTGACCGACCCGGCCCCTGCCACGACCTTCACCCATCTGGACGCCACCACGGTTCTGAGCCGTGACATCGCCTCCCAGGGCATCTATCCCGCTGTCGACCCGCTGGATTCCACCTCCCGTATCCTGTCGCCGGAAGTTGTAGGCCAGGAGCACTACGAGGTTGCCCGCGCCGTGCAGCAGGTTTTGCAGCGCTACAAGGACCTGCAGGACATCATCGCCATCATGGGTATGGACGAACTGTCGGAAGAGGATAAGATCACGGTCAGCCGCGCCCGTAAAGTACAGCGCTTCCTGTCCCAGTCTTTCCATGTTGCGGAGCAGTTCACCGGCATGCCCGGCCAGTACGTGCCGCTGAAAGAGACCCTGCGCGGCTTTAAGATGATTCTGAACGGCGAATGTGATTCCATTCCCGAAAGCTGCTTCCTGTTTGCCGGCACCATCGATGATGTTCTGGCAAAGGCCAAACAGCAGTAAGGGGGCGGGCAGATGGCAGTTTTCCCGCTGAAGATCCTTACACCGGACGGCGTTGCCTTTGACGGCAGCGTCTCGGCCGTTTCCTGCCGCACCATCAACGGGCAGATCCAGCTGTTGGCAAAGCATATCGATTACTGCACGGCCCTCGGCATGGGGGAGGCCCACATTACGCTGGAGGACGGCACCATCCGCCGGGCCGCCTGTATGGGCGGCATGCTCAGCATGATCGGCGGCGAATGCCGCCTGCTGGCCACCACCTTTGAATGGGCCGATGCCATCGATAAAGAGCGTGCCGAGCGCAGCAAAGCCCGCGCCGAGGCAATCCTTGCCCAGAAAAACGTGGATACCCGCGAATTGGAACTGGCCGAAGCCCGCCTGAAGCGCGCCCTGGTGCGCAGCAGTGTGGCTTCGCGGCAGAATCTATCCTGATACAGCCAAAATACCGCCGCCAGAAAACGACCTGGCGGCGATGTTTTTTGGAGAAGTTCACTTTTTTTGAATTTTTTTGCCATTTGTCAAGAGTAAATGCACAAAAAAGCAAAAATAATTTTCAGGAGGCCAGAATGAGGGCGATTTCTTCCCGGAAAAGCTGCTCGGAGCACAGATAACCGAACATTTTGCGGGGGTAGTTGTTCAGCCAGTCCTCGATCCGCTTGGTCTCCTCGTAGGAGATCGTGCTCAGGTCGGTGCCCTTCGGCAGGTGCCGACGTATGAGGCCGTTCTGGTTCTCATTGGATCCGCGCTCGCTCGGCCGGTACGGGTGGCAGTAGTAGACCTCGGTGCGAGGGCCTCGGCCGGTGATGCTGCGCTCGATCCCGGCGGCGTCGGCAAACTCGCAGCCATTGTCGCAGGTGATCGACTGGAAGATCAGCGGGAACACTTTGGAGCCGACTTTCTTCTCGAGGGTGTCGAGGGCAGCGACGACGCTGGCGCTCGTCTTATCCGGCGAAGGGATGATGATCTCGCGGCGGGTCTTGCGCTCGGTCATCACGATGTAGGTGTTGCTGACGCCTTGGCAGCTCTCGACGCTGTCCATCTCCCAGTGACCGAAGGTGCTGCGGTCGTTGATGTGCTCAGGGCGATCCTCGATACTCCGGCCGGCGGGCTTGCGGGGCATGGATCCGGCCGGGCGCTCCGGCTGGTGGCGCTTGCCGTGCTGCGGCAGCATGGAGACGGTCAGCTCGTCGCCGAAGATCTCGCCGCGGATGTAGTTGTAGGCGGTGCTCGCGCAGATGTGGGTCTTGAAGGGCCAGCCCTTGACCTCGGCCTCACCGATCGCGGCCTCCGGGCTGTACTTCTCGTCGCGGATCTTGGCGATCAGGTAGTCGGCCAGCTCGTAGTCGTTGCCGATCTTCAGCTCCGGCCCCTTGGCGCGGAGGTTGGCCTCATAGCGGGCCTGTGCGCCTTCTGGGTTGTATCTGGTCTCGGTGGTGTAGTCGCTGTTGAGGTGCTCATAGGTGCACCGCTTCAGCTCCCGGTAGATGGTCGTATGATGGACGCCGAGCTCTTTGGCGATGTCTGTCGGCTTCATTCCTGCGCGGATGAAGGCGTCGAGCTGGATGCGCTTGGTCGGCGTCAGATGGCTCCAGTGCTGTCCCATTGTGTTCCCCTCCGTGATAAAAGAAAAGGGGCGGCCCGCCGGCCGCCCCTTCTGTGTGTCAGTGTTCCTCGTACTTTTTCAGGAGCTCGAGCGTCTCCTCGTCTGTGATGATGTCAGCCAGCCTGCACTCCAGCGCGTTGCAGATCTTCAGCAGCGTCGGCAGCTTCGCGCCGTTGATGTCCCGGGCGCCGCGCTCGTACTGCTGGAGCACCTGCACCTTGATCCCGGCCAGATCGGCGAGCTGAGACTGAGACAGGCCGGCAGCCTTGCGGAGCTTTTGCAGCCCCTCGCTTTTGTAGGTCACTTTGATCGAGATGTCCATGTTGTTCCTCCCGCTTGACTTTGCCGTGGTTTCGTGGTTATAATGAAAAGGAACGGCGGGCGGGATTTTTCCCGCCGTCCTTCGACCTTACTGCTTGGGCTTTTGGTTCGGCTTTATTGTGATCGTAATGGTGGCAACCTGTTCACACTTTAGAGCCTGTTCCAGCAGCTCGAGCAGTTTTTTCATCTGCTCAGCATCCACGGCTTTGCCTCCTTTCCGCGGTTTTGCTCTCCTTTCTTTCTGTACTCGGCTATCCCTTACCTGTGATTATATTATAGAGCATTTGCTCTATAATGTCAAGCATAATTCGGCAGATTTTCAACATTTTCCCGCGTTTTTCCACAAAAAAAGCCGCACGGCGTCGCTGCCGTGCGGTTTTCTCATTCTTTCCCGAGCAGGTGGTTGATGGTGGTGCCGAGAGCGGTCGCCAGATAGTCCAGCTCGTAGTCAGCGACGACTCGGCTGCCGTTCTCGATCCTGCTGATGACCTTCTGCGTGACGTCCAGCCCGATGATCTGGAGCTTGTAGGCGAGCTGTTCCTGTGACAGGTTTGCCCGCAGCCGCTCCTCCCTGACTCTCTCCCCGGAGATGTTGCACCTGCCGTCTGGTTTGTATATTTTCGCAGCCCTCGCCTCCCTTTATGCTAAAGATGACTATGCAATATTGACTTTACCAGTTTTGGCATGGTAATATTATGCCAAAGATGACTAAACGCTAAAAAGCGCACATAGGAGGGAAAAGCATGGGTACAAGGTTTAGACGCAGCTTTAAGGTGGCCCCGGGTGTCCGGGTAAACCTGAACAAAAAGAGCGCGAGCATCAGCTTCGGCCCGAAGGGTCTGAAGCACACGGTCAGCACGACGGGGAAAAGTCACACGACCGTCGGGATCCCCGGGACGGGTCTGTCATATACGACGAGCTCCGGCGGGAAGTCCGGCGCGCAGCAGGGCACGGTCAGCATCCCCGCAGCGCAGAGGCCGACGTCCCCGAAAAATAAGACGGTGGCGCTGCTGCTGTGCATCTTCCTCGGCTTCTTCGGGGCCCATCGGTTCTATGTCGGTAAAACCGGCACGGGCGTCATCTGGCTACTGACGGCCGGGGCCTGCGGGATCGGCTGGTTGGTCGATATTTTCACCATCCTGCTCGGCGGTTTCTATGACTCCGAGGGCCGTGTACTGCGGTTCCAGCCCACAGAGGCCGAGCTCGCCGCTGCCGGTGAAGCGCCGGATCCTGACGCCGAGGAGTAAAGCCCTACATAACAGAAAAAGCCCGCCCGGGATCTCCGGGCGGGTTTCTGCTTTTCTATGCGGTTTTAGAGTTTCGTGACGTAGTCCAGAGAGATCCAGCCCGCGCCGCTCTTGAGCTTGCCCCACTTGGTCGCGCCGGGGCCTGCGGCTTCGGCGACGATGGTGTAGATGCCCTTGCCCTTGATCTGGCCGGCGACGCCGTAGTTGGTGCCGGGGCCCTTACGGATGTTCAGCACGTCGGCCGTCGTCCGCACGCGGTAGCTCGTGGCCGTGCCGGTGCTGCCGGTCGAGATGTCCGCAGCGTTTACCCAGCCGTAAACGGTGGAGCCGCCGCCGCTGACCGCCTTCAGGTGGTACGAGTGCGCCTTGCCGGCCGCGACGGCCGTGATGGTGGCCTTGCCGGGCTTGCAGATCTTGGCGTCCTTGGCCGCCGCGCTGGTGTAGTGCTGCGTGCCCTTGAAGTCGACCACGTCGCCGACCTTCAGGCCGGTCTCTGTGCTGCCGGAGGTCTGGCCGCCGGTGCTGCTGCCTGCATCCTTGACGCCGAGGCGCTTGTTGACTTCGGCGGCGATCTGGCCGTGGCGGTTGTAGAGGTAGTCGCCCGGGCAGCTCTTATTCGCGTAGTCCCTGTGCACGGTCATGTTGCAGCCGTTCAGGTGGTTCACGCGGTCGTTTTTACTGGTCGACCAGACGAGGCGCTTGATGCCGTTGCGCTTGCAGATGTCGGTCACGAGATCCAGCAGCGCGGCGTATGCCTTCGCGGAGACGGGCCAGTCAGGCGCGCCGCCGTTGTTGGCGACTTCGATGGTGACGGCCCGCTGGTCGTTGGCGTTGGACGAGGTGCACCATGAGCGGTTTGCCTCGTCGACGTACAGGGCGATCCGGCCGTCGGTGCCGATGCCGTAGTTGCTGGACGCCTGCCTCGAGGAGCTTGCGAACAGGTTGCCGCAGGTCTCGACGGAGCAGTTGCCCGCCATGCAGTGAATAGTGATGGTGTCGATCTTCTTGGTGCGCTTGCCCGAGTGGTTCGGGCTGAGCTTGGTGTAGACCACCAGAGGGCTGTTACTCATTGTCGTCTCCTTTCCCGCCGGTCAGCTCGTCGAGAGTCTCGTCTGTGATGGTCTCGCCGGGCTTCAGCTTGATGTCGTCGGTGTTCTGGTTTTTCATGGGTTTGCCTCCTTTGCAAAAAGAAAAAGGGCGGGCCGGAGCCCGCCCTCTCCGTTATTCGATGGTCAGGCCCTCAGTGTTGAGCTGCTTGACGATTGCCTCGATCGCGTTGACGACGCTTTCCTCGTCGACCTTGAAGCCCTTCTGCTTCAGGAAGTCGAGGACGTACTGCTTCTTCTCCTCGCCGCGGCCCTGTCCGACGTAGAGCTGCTCAGCGGCAGCGACGCCGATCTTTACCCACGCGGTCAGCTCCTTGCGCTGTGCCTCGGTGGTCTGCTTCTTCAGCCACGGGATCAGGAAAACGCTGACGCCGGCGCCGATCAGGGCGAGGGCTGCGTTGACGATAGGGGTGATGTCGATGGTGTTCATCCTTTTGCCTCCTCATTGTTGAGAGTATTCCCGGACGGATCCGGGAGCGGGTTGCCGTCGGCGTCG